TAATGTTTTCATCTTTTACATTTTGTGTTTTATCTAATGGATGTAATAATGTAATTACCTCAGCTAATTTAATCTGAGTTGTTTTATCAGCTACTGTAGGTATAATTTTGGTAATTTGTTCATTAATTATTGTAAAATTTTTATTAACAAAATCTCTCAACTTAGTTGTATTAGAGATATTGTTAATGAATTCTTTTAATATTAATTTTTGGCGATCTGATAATGTAGCATATTTGCTGTTAAATTTCTCCAACAACATACGATAAGCTAATATGCGAGATCCTTTATCCATATTAGTAAATTCTTCCATTACACGATCCTTTACACTTTCCTTGTCAATTTCTTTACGTGTAATATGTTCTAATAAGGTAATCTTATTATCAATAATATGCTGTGGTTCAGTAAATTCTAATGAATTGTGTGCTTCAATTAAATTAAAGGCAGCAGCATATTGTTTGTAATGGTTAATTTTTGCCTTAAAGAATTCCTCAATATCATAATGATCACGAATTTCTTTAATTATGTTGTATTTCTCCTTGCGTAAAGCGGTTTTATTCAAACGCAAAGAAGCCTCTAACGTTGAATTGATAAACGTTTCGGCTTTAGCTTCGCTAAGAGATTTAGGTGTAATTAACGCTTGGTATAATTTATATTCTTTAGCTAATTCAGATTTGTTAAAGTATTTTCTAACTATTCCAATAGCGGCCGAATCTTTATTAGATACAGTATCAGATGCTATTTGACGAACTAATAGTTCGAATAATATACCTGTGTTTTTAAACTTTGAATGTTTTATTTTCATAATGAGTAGTGTACACTATCAATAAATATGTATTTATTATATGTCCTTAATATTTTTCTCATCTAATAGTGATGGTTCCTGATCAGGTCCAACCACTAATGTCTTACGAGTTATATTCATACCTTCAAACAATCCTTTGTGTTTATTTAATTCAGATAAACCAACGGGTGATCCACCTTTTGGTGTACCATCTTCACTAGGTATATTAGCAGTATATAATGTATTATTATCTTTTCTACCTAATCTATCTTTACCCAATGGATCGTCTTGTGTATTGATCATTGATGCTTTCTCTATAGGACGGCCAATAGGACGTTTTTCATCGTATCCAGGAGGTACAGGACCATCAACATTCATTCCTGCTCTACCTTTACCATATAACGATGCTAGGTCGTGTGGTGTACCAAATGATCTACCTGTTTTAGCCGGGTCGTTACCTTCGTTTTCAACCTGAGCCATTCTAAATACTCGTTTTTTATCTTCGATTACTAGATCACGATATTCATCAAATTCATCTTCACTAAATTGGAATATATTATCATAAATCCAATCTGAAGGTAATAGATTAGTATCTTGAATTGATTTAGCTAGGTCAACTTTTTCTTTCCATAATGCAACCTTTTCTTGTTCATAGATGATTGACGGAACAGTTAACGATAATTCAAAGTTAGCCAATGATTCACCTTCATATCCTTGAACATATAAATGTACTAATGCCATTTTATATAGCTCAGATAAAGCAACACGTTGAATACGTTCAACTGTACGAGCAAATCTAATATCTTCAGCAGCTAATGTAGCTTTACCTTGTAGATCTTTTTCAAATCCAAAATATGCTTTTGGTATCTTAAGCGCAGCTAACATTTCATCACGTAGGAATACTACGTCTTCAATTCCACCATACTCTAATCCTTTAAGAGTATCAATTTTAGTTGCTGTATCATTTCCACGAGTTGGAAGATAAAAATCTTCCATCATGTTTTGTAAATTATAACGCAGATTATAATCGCCAGTTTGATGATCCATGTATGGAGTTTTCTTCATCTTCTGTATTATCTTCTGCATATATGCATCAACTTCATGTGGTGGTATATTACCAACATTTACAGTGAATACACGTTTTTCTGGGGCGCGAGTAATACGATGTAGCAACATCGCATCTTTCATTAGCACATATTGCTTATATGTTTTACGAGCAGGCTCAATGTATGAACGACCATAAGGTAGATAGTTAGCATCTGTTAATAGTCTAAAGTGAGCTATTTCGTAGTTTTCAAATTTAATTTTACCATCTCTATCTTTAACACGTGAACTAATACCACCAGCAGCGATTACCATTGGATCGATTCTAAAACATACGTAAGATGGATTTTCAGGATTTTGTCCTTCTTCACGAACCATATCATATACTGATAATGGTGTTACATTGTAAATACCGAATTTTTCAGCAATTTCCATATGTAAATAAAAATCACCATATTTACACATGTTTCTAATCCACAACCATAAATTAAATTCAATATTTAAAACATCGTAAAATAAATTATATAAAATACGTTGAATATTTTCATCAGCACTTCTAATCTGTAATACTTCACCCATTTCATTTTTAAGAGTAGACTCATCTGAAATGATATCTAGAGTAGAAGCAATGATAGAATCTGTATCCATTGCTTCATAGTCAGTGTATAACTGAATACGAAGTGTTTGGTAGTTCATCGTTGGGTTATATGGCATATTAGCGCCATAACGATGAAGTTTAGTAAATCTATCTATAAGTGCGTTGGTTTTTACATTACCAAAGGATTGGATTTTGTCTACATCTATTACCTTTAGTTGATTACCACCTACATTTCGTATGATTACATCAGTACTAAATAAGCGTGTTAATCTATTAAATAAACCTGGTTGGTTATCTGCCATTATGTTGTTTTATTTATATGTATAAATATTTATTATCCTAATATCCATGATGCATCTTCAAATCCCCCGCGGCCGTCATTCATTGCATATGGGTTTTGTTGTCCACTAGGAAGTAATGGACCCATTTCATAGCTTGTTCTAGTAATATTAGATATCATTGCTCGATTCAGATCCATTCCTTGTTCGTAGAATTTCATTGCTGTGTCTCTTGTGAATAATCCTATTCCTAAAGACATTACTAAATCATCATTATATCCGTTTTGTGCTTGAGCCTTACCGTGTTGCCAAATAAACACACGTAATTCTTCTAATAAACGTTTAGAACGAAAAGTAAAAGCCTTTTCACGAATATACGACTCCATTTTTGCTACAACAAGAGGTCTTGTTTTAGCTGATGTAGTAAAACCAGGAACTGTTTGTTCCTTTTCCATTTTATCCATCCATTTATCAATATGCATTTCACCGTAAGCACGAGGTGAATAATATAGTTTTTGATATCCTTTTTCTATAATTGTATTAATCACATCCCAACCTATATTTGCGTTTTCCACCACAAGCAAAGCATTATTATACTCAGTAGCAACAGAAACGAGCATGTTTCCAAAAGTGCGCGTGTCGATCTGCGATTTATATTCTGCCACTTGCTCACAAGTTGTCGCATCAATGATATGGAAAGCAGAAAAGTCGCTACTATCTCCACGAGCAACATCAGCACATACAATATACTGCTTACTATAATCAGGATACTGCCAAATCCAAAAGTCGCCACCCATAAAGCGGCGCTCGACAGGATCTTGTACAAATGTTTCTTCATAAAATGATAATAAGTCGGGTTCGATTACTGAGTTACCAGATCCTAAAAAGTCACAGTCGTATTCTTGAGCAAACTCACGAGGTGACATATTTGTTCTTTCTCTTTGCTCCCAGGATTCATCTCTATCTGGGTGTAAATTCCATCTTAATTTAATTGCTTTGAAGTCATTTTTACCTATTTCAGCTTCAGCATACATTCTATGAAACCAATTACCAACCCCATTTGGAGAAGATAACGCAATGATACCTCCACCAGTTGCAATTGTAGGTTTAATACTTGTATATATTTTATCAATACCCTCAATAAACGCAGCCTCATCTATCAATAATAAAGATACTGCGTAAGATCGACCTGCATCTGATGCAGCTGATGTGGCAACTATTTGAGAGTTATTGGATAATTTTAGTGATAATTTATTATCTGATACAGGTTTTTGATTACCTTTTAACCAAGAAGGTAGATTATTGTACATAAACTGTACCTTTTCAACCATTCCTTTGGCAGTTTCTTGCTTAGTTGCTATACAAAGTACTGTTTTATCTTTATTAAATAGCATTGTCCACAATGAATATCCTGCAGATAGTGTTGATATACCTAATTGTCTTGATTTATTAATGATACTAAATCGATTATTTCTAA